CGCCGGTAACAGCAAGAACTTGGTCTGTCTTGACGAAGACGGTGCCCGTCTCGCCCGTCCCAGCAACCCCGGTAACCAGAGCCACCGCCGCTGCAGCCACCACAACATCGCCAAGCTCACCCGTCCCGGCAAGTCCCGTAACCGGGATGACTTGGTCTGTGACGACAAAGACAGTACCCGTCTGACCCGTAGCCTCAACGCCGTTTAGGACGACATTGGCGATACCAGAGACTACGACCGTCCCTACGGCACCTGAAGCCGAGACCCCGGTGACGGGGATGAGCGTAGACGCAGCAACGCTTACCGTGCCGACAAAACCTGTCGCGGTAAGATTACCAACACCCTCGCCCCAGCCTTGTTCGCCCCAGCCTACGCCGGAAGCGTTCCAACCGTCAAAGGCGACAATTACGCCTGCCACGGTCCTTTGCCTAACTTAATCAGGCGATACGAAGGATAGCAGTCGTCGAGGTCGCAGCCGGGAACTGGATGGTGAAGTTGCCCGCCGTCGAGGTCTTATCCCCGCCGAACGCCAGCACCGCAACAGTCTTGTTCGACTGAGTCGCGTTGTAGATCAACGCACCGTTTGAGGTGATGGTCGCGCTACTAAAAGTGACATCGTCGAAGTCAAGCCACGCGGTCGTGCTCGTGAAGGTCGGAGCCTGCGAGATCGTAAGCGTCAACCCCCCCGCCGTGTAGTTCGTGCCAGACGAGGAGACTTCGTTGGAAGTCGTATACGCCGTGGTCGAAGCATCGAGCGTGGCCGATGAGGTGTAGAGCGCGATCTTGAAGACATCCGCAGCACCCGAAGCACGGACAGGCGCGGTACCAAAGTTGTGTGTCGCCGTCAAGATTTCAGTCTTGAAGGAAGTCGTCATAGCTTGAGAAATCGTCAAGGGAGTTACTCCTATGCCAAATGTTTCTTCAAATACTCCGACATACGGAGTACGGATTCAATGCTGTCATTCAATAATCCGAGAGCGCGGTTGCATTTAGTGCAAAGTAACCCTCTAACTTTTCCAGTGGCATGACAGTGATCCACTGAAAATTTTGCCCGTGCTGTATTCTTGTAATTTCTAGAATACGAAGATGTTGAGCCACATATTGCACAACACCCTTTTTGTTCTGCTAGAAGCGAATCATACTGCTCAACAGTTATGCCGTATAGTTTTTTTAACTTACATGGCCATTCGATACGCTCATAAATGGTTGGGTCGGCTCTTTTGCGGGTTTTGTGCAATACCGTCCTGCACTCTTTACATGCCCCCGCAGGATGCCCTTTTCGCTTACCGCTTCTACAAATTGAGTACGAATCCAAAAGTTTTTCTACTTTGCAGGCGGGGCACCATTTCACCCCTGTCTCCCTCCAAGTAGAAATCCCAATTGGCATCTCAATCTCCTAAACGCGAAGCCGCGTCACTAAAACCGTTTTCGTTCAAATACCGTCGCACATTCATCCGCTCGGACTCCTGCGCTTCTTGCAGGTACTTCACTAGTACCCGGTTCAGTTCTTCCTTCGTCTGTACGCGAAGGATGCGGGTTGTCGCCCGTTCAGCAATTTCTTCTGGGGTATAGCCCCGGTTCTCTGTCGTCTGGACAAAGACCTGACCAAGTTCCGTGTGTCCGTCCATCAAGTCACCTGTACCCGAGCCTGACCAGAACGATACGCATCCTGACGGTCCAGACCATCGCCCAGACGCTTGAGAAGCCCAAGGGCTTCCTGATACTTGGCATCGTAATTCTGCATCATATCACCCTCACCCTTGAGGTAGGTGTACGCCTCACGGAGCGAACCGTAGAGCAGTACCGTCTCGAAGTTCTCCCCAAGCCACGAGGTAGAGTTCGTGACGATGGAGGGCGGGTAGTAGAAGTAGTGCAGTTCTGCTGTGTAGTTGACGTTTGGGGTCGGCCCCAACAACATGGTCGTATTATCGAAAATGGCGTAGTAGGCAGGCTTACCTGTGCTGTTGGGCGGCGGATACGCAGCCCGGATGTAGTTCACATCTTTGTTCAGCAGGTACTCGTACTCGCCCGTAGTCGGGTCGATGACCGCCAAGGAGAACGTCGAGAGCCAATCCGAGGGCAGCGAGAAGTACTGAAAATTCTGCGTCATCGTGCCCGTGGCGTTCTTGCGAAGCGCCGGTATCTGCACAGAGTTGTAGATGCGCTCCTCAGCCAACTGCACAAACGTCGGGATATTGGCCACGAAGCTCTGCTCCGTGGACTCGCAGTAATCCTGAAGCAGCGTGGATAGCTGAGCGTAGTTCATCGTTACGGAGACCAGCCCGTCCGGACCTTACCGTTGAAGTCCAAGTTGATCTGCGAGACGAACTTAGTACCCTTCGTTGCGGCACCGGCACCTTTCATCTTCATGTGGGTGACGCCCTTGTTCACATCCTTTTCAGGGTAGCCATTGCGACCCGTCGAGTCAGTGTTCGGCTTGATCTTGCTCATGTCCTTCATGTCACTTACCTCGGGCCAGATGAGCCGCGCACGGGGCTGCGCTGATTCATGACCTTAGCCATGCCACGACCATACTTCTTCATGTCGCTGTTGGTCTTGCCACCAGCACGCATCTTCTTCGTACCATGCATGGCACGCTCGTGCTTACCGACTTCTTCCTTTGCGACCTTACGCATACCGTTCTTCATCTCAATCTCCTAAGTCGTTACGACCGTTACAGACCCGACCTGACCGGTCGGAGCCAAAGTGTTGGGGGTCAATGCCACATCAAACGAACTTGCCCCGCCTACCGGGTTCCATCCCCACTGGATCATTCTACTACCACCTGCGCCGTTATTGCCTTCCTCGAAGTAAGACAGGTCAGGGCGAGGGTTCCTAAGCGCCTGCGGATCATCGACTGGGTACAGCCCAAGCGACAACTGCGGCTGATCAGGCTCCCAGCACTCCGGACAGACCAAGATGTTCACGTTCTTGGTCTTGATGACAAGGCTCTTCAATTGTCGCAATTTGTACCGAAAACCGCATCGGTCGCACTCCGCGATAGCATGTTTGCCACTTGCAAACCGATTAGGCATCAGTAACCCCCGAGGAAGCTCTGCCGAGGTACAAATCTCACGGCGGCTTTTTCTCTGTCTTCTCCCGCAGCTAAATCCCAAGCTTCTTCATATTGAGCCTTCAGGACCGCCATGCGGGACTCAGCCCCCGGAATCTTCATCGAAAGCATGTAAGCCAGCCCAGCCACGAGGCAGGGCATAAAGCGGAACGGGATGTCCTGACCGTTCACGCCCGTACCGGGGTCGAACATACGCACGAGCCGGGTGTAGACCAGCGTCCACGTTGTCGTGTTATCGGGCAGGGGCCACACTGTGTACTGCGGATGGACTACGACGTTATCAGCGCCCGTTGCGCCTGTGCGCCGATTGATCCAAATCTGGATGGGGCGACCCGTCGCGTTCTTGTTAGGGATGGACAGGTAGGTCGAAGAGGAGATGCGTGAGATGTTGATGTCTTGCTGGCTCGTGCCCGATCCAGTACGGATCACATGGTCAAGCAAGTCCACCGTATCAACAGGCAGGTTATAAGTCCCGACGTTGTAGGACAGGGTCTGCGTGCCCGTCTCAAGCGTCCAGAGGTTGATGCCTCGGTTCGCCCAGTCCATCAAAAGCAGGCCAAGACTACGCTTTGACGTACGGAAGTCGTAGCCCGTACGCAGTTCGGAACCGCAACGCTCATATGCCTCTTCGATGATCGTGTTGAGGTCGAGGTTGAAATCGGTCGTAGCTGTAGTCTTGTCAACCATCTACTTTTTATCCTTTGCCCGCTTGGCGGTAGCTGCGCGTTTTAGCAGCAATGCCCTTGGGTTGCGCGACGAATTGCTTGCCTTGCGCTTTACCTTTTCGCTTGGCGGCGGTGGTTCGGGCGTACTCAGCAGGGCTGAGAGCTTTAATCGCAGCCTCTGGTAGGTATCTTTCACCCGTGTCAGAAGATCGTTTACCACTTTTGGTTCTCCATTTCTGCTGCCCCCAAGCCTTGAGGGATTGTTGTGGCTTTTTAATCGCCATCGCCGTAACTCCCAAACGCCTCAAGATATTCTACAGCGTTACGCAAAATTGCCGGATTGTCTTTAAACATACCTAGCGCACGATTGCACTGCTTGCACAAAACGCCACGAAACTCGCCCGTATTGTGATTGTGGTCAACCGCGCTATCCATCAAAGCAACTTGCGTCTTACAAATTGCACAACAACCTTCTTGCCTTTCATAACGATCCACAAGTTGTTCGGGAGTGATGCCACGCCTTGAACATCGTTTTGCTAAAGTCCAAGGGTCTCTCTCACGATACTCCGCTACTCTGTGCGGGTTTCTTCCTGCCCAATCTTTATGTCTTTTATAAAGGCATGTGTTGCAGTGACTTTTATACAAATGCGACATTCGACCGCCGCGACTGCGAAAAACAATCAACGGTTTTGTTTCCCCGCAATCTGTGCAAGTTTTTACCGCTTCAATCACGGTACCCACCGCCCCGCCGTTTATATTCCTTAGCCAACAGTTGGCTTTTTCTCGCGCTCCATTTTCCTGCGCCGGTACCCTGCACCGCACGAGACTTGATTGACTTGAACAGGCTCTCACGCATACCCGGCTTGGTGTAGTTCCCGGCCTGATTGACCTTGCTCTTCACCTTGCCACCCTCGGCATGACGAATCGGCTCACCCGTACCAATCACGGGCTTGTTGTCCCCACGACGCTTGGCACGGGGGATCTTGCTAGGAGCCATAACACCCATACCACGCGACGGCATCATCAGACAAACTTCCCGCGAGTCTTGCCCTTGACGGCGCAGCCATCGGCACGCTTGGACGCAGAGGAGACGGAGCCGCCGGAAGCGTACTTCTTAACTTTGCCGCCATGCTTGAACACGCCACGCCCCTTGAGGACATCAGCGCGGGTCACTTTACCGTCGCCGGTCAGATCAGGCATACCGCCTTTACGAAACGGCTTAACCTTCGTACGCTCATAAGCTTCTTTCATCTGCTTATCTTTCATCGCTTGCTTCTCATCCTCAGCAGCCTGCTCCAACTTCGCATCGGACGAAGCAGCCTCACGAGACGCAGCCCGACGACGGCGCTCAGCAGCAGCGGCCTCTTCAGCACGACGCTGGGCCGCAACCTCCTTCAAGAACTCCCGCCGGTCTTTGCTATCCGGCGGAGGCATCGCCTCGTTGGGAAGTCGTTTCGCACTCGCCATTAGCACTTACCGCCGTAGGCCATCTTGACCATCTTGCCCTTGGTCTTGCCCTTGCTGGCAACGCCGTCAGCACGGCTCGAAGCGGAACCGCCCTTAGAGTAGGCCATACCGCCCATTTTCATGCCCATAGGCTTGGCCATAGCGCGACCCATCTTGTCAGCCATGTCGCCACGCATCGACATAGCGCGACCCATCTTGTCCTTCATACCTTTCTTCGCCTTCATCTTCATCTTCATGTTCATCATTTCGACTTACTCCTAAATTTACGGCCTTTGTCGGCCTTGTTGAATTCCTTCGCCACTTTGGTCGGGACTCCGACTTTCTTAGCAAAGGCTGGGTTATGGGCGGCTGCCCGCATCAGATTGGCCTGCGCTTTGGACTTGCTCGGCATCTTAAGCAACCTCAGAATACTTTGCCCATTCAGGGTCATCAGCAAAAGCCAACAAATACATGCGGGCAAACTCCAACGTAGCGGGTTTTTCGGTTTGGCACCGCGTACAGTTCAACAGTTCCATGCTTTTAACGACAACGCTTTTCGCGTTGGTCGCCCCTTATCGTCTTTCATCGCTCCGGGCATACCGGACATTCTGGCGCAAAAAGACTTCCGCCGCGCTGCGTCCTTTTTGGTTTTTGGGTTTGGCGCAGGGGGCTTCAAACCCGGCTTACCCGGATTGGCCTTGTTGTAGGAAGCCCGGCCTTTGGCATTCAAGCCGCCAGCAGGATTTTTCCCTTCCTTGCGCTGCCAAGCAGGGGACTTAGCCATACA